GAAACCCTTGGATAGATAGGCTGCCGTCATTTCCGTTACCTTCACAAAGGGTGTATGCCCTTTTTTATACCCGTCAATAATACCTGCCTTTAGCCACTCACTAAAATTAAACATTATATTGTACCTCCTAATGAAATAATAGCTTGTTTTAGCGTGTCAAGCTCGCTTTTTATGTTGTTATATGCAATCGTTGTATCTGCCTTATAGGTCACAGAGCAATCTGTATCGCATAAAATTGTTGTACTTGGATAGTTTGAGTGTAACGCCAATAATGCTTGCCCTGCTTCTGTATCTGTTATGTCGGTTTCGATAGGCGTTCCTAAAACATACTGCGTTTTGTCTGCGATTGATTCTGTAGTACATTCTTCTATGGACTGATCAATTCTTTGAATATGCTTTACATATCCTTCCTTACCATTAAGAAAAATCTCATCTCTTGCTATCCAATCCCCGACTGTATTTTGTATCCCTCTTAATGTAATGCCTGAAACGGTTACAGACTGTGGCTCTATAAACGGTTCATACTCTGTTGCTCTTTCGCCCACTTCAATTTGTCCTTGTGCTCTGTATGAAACTCTATATGCAACATACTTAACGCCTTCGGGTACTGTTCTGTTGACAAAACCCTCACTAACATTTGTCGTCTCTCTGGAGCCATTGTAGGTTTGTACTCCAATGTCCGGCTCGTCTATAAACCACCCTTCCATATAAGCATAATTACGAGCCCCTTGCATACTTATTTTTGATATGCCTGATACTTTTGCAACGATTAACTTATAATTCCCATTACCCGAAGTAATTATTTTACCATTTTCGTCAATACTGCCGTTGATTATTTCCTTATATACAAGGTTTTTGCCATTCACTTGAACAGTTGGATTTTCTACACTCGAAACTGCAACGGGCGCATCGGTTGTGGGCGTGCCATCCTGTGTTGATTCGCCATATACTTGTAACCGTGACAGATTTTTGTTCGCACTATCAGTAATGCTAAAAACCTTCCCCGTTTCTGTTAAAATCTCTAACGCATCAGCCTTATTGTTAATCTCAGCTGCAGCCGTTTCCGCCCTTTCTGCTGAAATATTTGCCTGTTCTGCCGCCTGATTGGCCTGCTGTATCGAAGCTTCACCACGATTCATCATATCGGCTGTCTCTGCTTGTCTTACTTCTTCGCTTTGCACGCGCTGCAATTCCGCAGCGGCTCTTGCTTCTTCGGCCGAATTTCTCTCTAATTCTGATTGTATTCTGCATGTTTCTGCCGTAACACGTTCCTGCTCTGCCGGCACACATTCTTCCGATAATAATTCACATCTGTTCCCGGCAGATTCTGCACTTTCAGCAGCACATATTAATCTGGTTAACAAGGGTGATTCATCTTCCCCGGCCATGTCACCATCGCCATATCCTTTTCTCACATCAAACATCAATTCCTTCGTGGTGATATAGGTTCCCTCATCTGTAGTCAATGCCACCTCCATGCTAAGAGTTCCTTCTACAGCATAAAGGCTCTCTGCCACCTCATAAAAACCAGTCCCATCTGTATCAATAATGCCTTGGTCCACAAGAATAACATCATCCGCCCGTTTACCCTTAATAACCAACCGACACCCATCTGTATCATAAGGTTTCCCATCCTCATAAAAGAGGAAACGTAAACCATAGGCTTGCACATCCCCTGTAGTAAAAACAACGTCGTTATATAAGGTGTGCGGACCCTTTACGTCAACCCTAACTTTATATTCAATCACGCGCAACTCCCCCTAACATAAAATAATTTGAAGGTTCTGTATTAAACCGCTATAGCCTATGCCACCTCTGCCCGTTTCTATCAGCTGTTCATATAATCTTAAAATATTGTCTGTACCTAAAACCAGTCGGAGAAAAACTTTTTTGAAAGTGCCGCCACTACCGGGGTCATAATACATACTTAAAATAGCTCCGTCTTGACCAATATGTTCGATCCCCGTTTCCATGTGTGTTTTTAAAACGGAAAAGGATGTGCCGTCTTCTAAATTTACGTGACCACAAGAAACTTGTATGCCATCATTTTGTTCTGCATATATAATAGCACGACGGTAGCCCAACTGCTCCGGTGTTAATTCACATATTAAAGTTGTTTGGCCAACCACTCGGGTACAAGTATATAGATATGTGAAAACTTCTGTTTTGTTAAGACCGGCAAAGCTGTTTTTCATCATGGCACGGTCGGGCTGAGCCATCACTTCTCCTTTCTCTGTCACCTGTCCCAGCAATACATAATCCCCCCTTGGGGCATTGGTTGTACAACAGGGTGTTACAAAACCGGTTACACTGTCATGGTAAAACCATACATAATAACTATTCCCTAATGTAAAGGAAAGAGATACTCCCTCTTCATCAATTTCCACACGCTTGCCATCAGGCATAAATAAATTACCAGTTCCCACAGTTACAACACCTTTACCTGTTTCATTCACTGAACTAGATAAAATACACCCATTTGCAATCCCCTTTGTAATTAAAGTGGCGGATATATCATTTAAATCATCCACCCCATATACCATGTTGTCTTTAAATGCTGAAGCATCCCCCCCAACCGATGCTGCAACCTCATTCAGGTCTGCAGCCGATATTAATTCGTTGTCTAAAAAATTTACTTTATAGCTCACATTCCTCACCTCTCTGTGGTATGTAGTTACAATACGCATGTACTCAAAATGGGTTCCTCGCCTATTGTGTCTGCTTCGTACCAAATATGAACGCCGGTTACTCGTTTTTTCTCTGTCAATTGAAAGCCGCCTTTATCTACTTGAACATATACAAAATCACCTAAATCATAATCCTCACCAAAGTGAACACCTCGCATAATTGCCGTCACTTCTTTGTTGCGAACCTTCTTTTCCAGTTCTTTACCCGCCTCCTCCGCTGAGCCGCTTTCTAACATACACTCCCATCGGTAAATACCTGTTTTATCATCTCCTGCTAAATAGGTTCGCACAGAGTCAGCACCATCCCCCTCCTGCTCCTGTTGATACCAGCCTCCGCTATAGCAATTCAATATATCCTCTGAATAAACACTTTCACTGGCATTTCGCCTATTTTCTGACAGCACCAGTTGCAATTCCCTGCCCGTAAGCACACAATACTTCCATCGGCCGTCAATGACATCAAATAGCACCTTGTGTCCCATATCCCCCTGCTCTAAACAAGCTTGAACCGCATCAAAGGTCGTCTGATCAGACCGCAATGTATATTGAATCTCTCCATCATTTTCTATTGACGTTCCTATGGTGAGCTCCGATACATCCGCAAATGCATCTAAAACCATGGTCTGCGTCATGTCCTGCACTGTCCCGGTTTTTGTTTCAAAGGCCGGTGTTATTCGCCTTGTCAGCAGCCAGTTACAAGTTCTACCGTAAAGAATACATTCCTTCCCCAGCTGCCACCCGGTAATGATAGCCTGTTTATCCCCTTGCACAGCTACCATATATGGATGACTACGCAACATGGAGGTAATCTTGTCCTGAACCGTTGTATGCAGTTCAAAGCTGCCTATGTCATTAAAATATAACTGCCAGTTAACAGAAGTCATGTCGTGGATAATCATAAGTGGACGGAAGGAAAAATCATAAAACCAAATATTATCCATTTACATCACCGCTTCCAAATATTTTTCTTTAAGCTCGCAAACAATAATAATATCGCTACCCACATTGTAATTGGATGTAGTAAATTGGTTTTCTCCTACAACCAAAGCTAAATCACTTAAATATGTATCTTTAGATATATATTCAATCAAATTCCCTTCATTATTATCTGTTGTTTTCAGGTCGCTATATATCTGACGATTTGGAATATCAACTGTAATGGTTTCGCCTTCCACCATGGTGTAATCCAGCATAAACTTAGCACCCGTAGTGGTGTTTTCAATGCATATGCCTTGTGTGTCACCACCCGAACCGACACTTTTGCAATAAATAGTAAAAATCGGTTCAGCCTTCACATCCCCATTGTTATAAATCGTCGCTGTTGTAAGTCGACTGGTAAATAAACAAGGCATTTTAAAACTGCCCTCCACCAAATCCCGTCGACCATACATGGCCATGCGTACCGGCTCTTCAGCCCCAAAATAAGGGTCATCACAAGTAAACTGCATAATAAATTCAACATACTCGCCATGATGTTTTTGAATCTCAAAAAGGCTGCAATAGGCCTCTATTTGTCTAAAAATTCCCTGCCCCTGAATCCATAAGCGGCCTTTTTGATTTAAAATACGCATTCCCTCCGAAAGGGCCTGTCGCCCGCCACAGCAATCTCCGCGTAGGGTCACCACTCTAGCCTCCGCCCGTTCCTGCATGGTAACTTGCCCCGGCATTTCAGCATATTGAACAACTTGAAAAACCTTATTCGGTAACTCAAGCCCTACGCATTCTGTTACATTCCACACACCGCCTCCGCCATAAAGTTGCAAACTACCCCAGTCATTTTCATAACATAACATGTTATCCCTCCCTTAACTGTACCACTGCCTCATGGGCACGAGCACTGCGTAGTTGTTGCGATACAGTTTCACCGGCACCATTGAGCACATAAGTGGTTGTATAATTGTTGGTTCGCACCGTATTCTCTGTTTGGGAATTACCACTTTGCAACAAAAATCCCTCGCCGGATATAACCTCACTTACCGCCTGTTGTAACATCTCTTGCATGTTCGCCAAAGATTCAATAAACCCTGCACCAAAAGCCTCGGCTGAAAGGGTACCTTCCTGAAAAAAACCGGAGGGTATGGTTCCATACCAATTTTCAAGTTCCCCCTCTATCGCATCTAAAGCTAATTTTGTATCTTTAACAAAGCTGTCTTTTGCCGTTTGTTCTGCAAGATTCTGAATCGCTTTCCAATCCTCAATATAGGCCGCACGTTCAGCATCGCTTAATGTTAAAAGTGCCTCCTGGTATCGAATGGCATCCTCTATGGAAAGCTCCCGGATGCTTTGAAACATCTCACTTGGTATATCCTCCTGCATCCCTATTTCCCGAAGGAGTGATGCATACTTTTCCAGTTCTACTCTTTCACGGGATAAATCTAAAATGGCATTCTCATAAATCTCCCGTTCACCATTGGGTCCCGCATTGAGAAAAATCTGCCGCTTTGATTGATACAAACCGCCATAGTCCACCATCTTCTCGGCCATTTTTTCCCGTGCCTTCTCCAGGTCTTCCAAACTGTCTGCCGCTTTTTTGGCAATTTGGTCAAACTCATCTGTAATACGCTCTCGCTGCGCACGAATTCGTTCTTCAACAAATTTCAAATGAGTCTCTAAGGCATCAATATATTCATCATTTGCCTTTTTTTGCAGCCTGAGCTGCTCATTTTGTTGAACAGTCTGTACTTGTGCCGCGCTTTTGGCCCTCTTTAACCGATTTTGATAATTCCTTTGGGCTTGTGCCTCTTCAGCCGCTTCTATTGCATTTTCCAAACGCTCTTTTTCCTGCATGTATTTGGTCTGACTATCCAGCAATTCCTGATATAACTGGTCAGATGCGGTCTTTGCCTCGTCTGTTCCCTCTGCAATGCCCAAACCCATGTTTTCCGAAAGCAGTCGTCCAATTCTTTTAAACGATGAACTAAGCTCTCTTTCCGTCTGTCCTTCTTGCCCTGCCATTTTTATACCTCTTTTCTCTAAAATAATGAAGCAAGTGCTGCGCTTATTTCATGTTCCCGCTCCTTGTCGCTTCGCCTATCCTGTAGACGATATAATTCCTTCATCCTTCTGTAATACTGTTTTTCCTTTGGATTGTGTATTTGAGATGGCTCTAAGGATCGATACATCATAACGCGCGCCAACTGTGTTTGCTCCGAAATTCCCTGCATAAGTGCCTTAAACCGCCACCAATGCAGATCAGCCTCTGCCAAATTAATGCCATACTGTTGATAAAAAGCTGCATAAATTAATGCCTCATCCTGCACAAAGCTATATATAGGCCGACTCTGTCCGCTCGGTTGTTTACCATATGCATAGGTAGGACCTTCATAAAAGGAAATCATTCCGTCAATTGCTTTCTCTAGCGTAGGCGGAAGAGTCTGATAGCAAAGGGTCAATAGGGTAGATATTTTTTGAATAAAGGGCCCCGATTGCTCAAATAAAATATGTTCTAGGCGAACCCAACGCCTAAAATCTGTATAAATCAAATATTGTTCGTTATCAATAGACACGGTTTCCGGCAGATTCTCCCACAATAAATCCATATGCACAAATCCCCTCTTCCAATCAGGGCTATAACAATATGTAATCCCTCTCCATTGTTATAGCCCCTCCTGTCATATACTTATGCCTCTACAAAACTACAGGTTTCCCAATCATCCGTGCTGGTTGCCGTACCAAATACCTTTTCACCCTTTACCTTCAGCGCGCCTGAATAGGTATAGGCATCCATAGAATCCCCCTCGCTATCGCAAATAACAGAAAAATCTCGTTTTACTGCCGGATAAGCTCCATTGTCAGTTTGTCGAGACAAATCCACCATAACAATAGACCGAATTGCCTCAGGACCAACCAATTCCTTTTCTGCAATAGTTACCAAATCATTGTGCACAGCATTATCCGTAAATTGGTCAAAAGAATAGGAAATGCTGGGACTATAGCCCACCACATCTGATTGCTCAAACTCTTGGTCCACATATTGTCTTGAATATTCTTTTGGACCCTTTTGAGTTGAAATTTCATTAAAACCCTTCATTCTAAAATAAGTAACTGTATTTTCTGCGTCTACAACACCGAAAAACGCTAACTTATCGCTTCTCTTTACAATTTTGCTCATCTGTTTCACTCTCCTTTTTGATAATATAACAACCTACATGCCATCTCATATTGTGTACTGCTGTAATCTCGTTCCGCCACTGACACAGTTTTTAAAACTTCAAATCTCTGTGGTGTTTTCCCATATGCTAACTTCGGCAAGGATGTCTGCATATAGTCACAAACAGCTTGAAAAAGCTCTTCTGCATATCCTTGACCAAGTATAGAGCCTATATCTCGATACACTATTTTAAATGTAAACTGTCGTATGCTGTCCCCGCCGGTATATTGATGCACAATGGGGTCGCATCCTACTGCTTGTATACTAACAACATCCGCAGAGTCAGGTAAAAAATCAGCAGATACAACCTGTAGCGCAGAGCATGCCTTGAAAAATTCAACAATTGTATAAAGCATTTCTCCGCCCCCTTCTATCGTTTGCCAATAACTTTCCAATGAGAAATTCCGCTGTTTGCAACACGATTATCCCTTATTTCCACAACGGTATACCAAAAATGGTCTCCCTGCCGACAAATCTGGTCGCCAAGACATACCTTGGGTTGTAAATGTTGAGGAATACGCACCGTTATTTGCCCACCGCCAGAAAATCCTGCATTGTCCAGCTCTAAGCCTGCTGTCCTGCGGCAAAAAACACCTGAAAGTATGTTTTGCAAAACAACGCCATTCTCAATACGCCGTACATAGATACTGTCTGTCATGTTCAAGAATGCCGCCCCCTATATAACATGCCGCTGTCCCCTAAATGTCTACGTACCAGCTGTGCAATATCGTGTTCAACTTCATTACAATAGGTTACGTCATACCCATCCAGACTTTCCCGGCTCACATCCCGATGACGGTCTTCTTGATAAAGGCGGTCACAAATTTCACAAAGCAGAAAACCTATTTCATCAGAATTTCCCGGGGCTGTATCATACCGCACCATATTAGCCAGTAAAATTTCACCACGGCGCAGAAATTGACCAAACACTTCTCGGGGAATCGTGTTTCCTTCATATTGACAACTGTAAAAGTCATAATCAATCTTACTCATCCTTGTCCTCCTGCTTCATTCCGGGGCGAAATCGCCCCGGAACATCTTACTATTAGCCGTTGGTCAAAAGTCGAGCAATGGGAATAGCTTTTGGGTCAAAGGCAACAGACCAGTTGGCAGCGTTGGCCAGTTGTGCATCTGTCGGACTGTTTGTCCAACCGGTAGAAGGTGCTGTAAAGGAAAAACCATTGGGATGAATTGTCTCTCGAATGCGGGTATATAATGTATCCTGACCACCGTTTTTAGCCGGGTCACGATAAATTTCCGCAGGTACATCCACACGACCCCGTGCTGTTCTGATAGCGCCCTCACCTAATAGATAGGTAGTATAGGTGGTTAATTCCTGATTGGCATCACTGCCGCCCACAGCTTGTACCGGAACGCCATCATCAATCACAACTGTAAAACCATTGACCGATGCCAAGGCTGTTGGCCGCTGAACACCATTTGCATCCGTATATTTCCAATATTCCAGCATTTGCAGATTTTCCAGGGTCTTAGCCACATTGGAATGCATAATCGCCAATGAAAATAGGTTCTTATTATCCCCCATGGCTAGGGTTGCCAAGTCATTTAAATCGGTTGCGCCTATGGTATATGGAGTTGCGGTTGCAGATGTTAAATCAACGGTGTGATTCTCCTTCCATTTTTTCGCATTGCCGGCAGAACCTGTAATGCCAAAAATTGCACCTAAAATAGAAAGCAATGCCTTTTGCCGTTGCTTAGCCCAATATTTTCCAATAGTCGTCGCTATATGTCCCATAGGATCTGCGCTGGATAGTTCCGACGCAAAGTTGCGCGCTGTAAATCCTTTACCACGACCATATACAACACCCGTCTGACTGCCACCTGCCAGTTCGGAAGATGAAATGTCGGTAGCTCCATCATAATTATCCGGTTCTCCCTCTAAAACGCTGTAAAAAGGAATGGTATATAGTCCACCCTCTGCTTGAATACGAGATGCAATCATAGCATCTTCAACCAAGGCACCGCTATCAATCATTGCCGTTTTTGTTGCATCCGGCGCAGCATCCCAACTCTGTACAAAAATCTCTTCATCAAATGGAAAATTTAAATATGTTGACATAATATATTACCTCCTGTTTGTTTGCATTATGGAGCGATATAGCTCCGGCTGTTCTCTTTTTAATTTGAGCCGTTCCATATACCCCATTTTTTGAAAGTCTTGTGAAGTAACTGCATGGCTTTTCTGCTCAGAGGGACAAATAAACTGAATGTCTTGATGATTCATGTCAAACAGATAGCTGTTTTCCTTTTTCAGTTCCCACAACTGTTCTGCAAGCCCCTGCAGTTTACCATCTTCCAGCGATATAGTCTCAAGATTCAAAAGAGCCTTAACTGCTGTTAAGTTTCTGGCTCCCGCCTCTGTCAGTGCCCTATCCACAGCGTCACGAAGCTGTTTTTCTGACTCTTGTGCATGGTAGGCTTCCATTTCTGCTTCATGTTTTTGCATTTCACATTCCAGCTGCTGACGCAAATGCTCCGCCTCCAGAACTGTTTCCCGCAATGCACTTAACTCCTGTTCTTGGTAGGCATTTTGCTCACGTAACGTTTTTAATTCCTCGCCACGTTGATTAAAATCTGCCTTAGATACAAACCGTCTTCCAAGCTCCTCATGAAACCTCGCTAAGTTTTCCTCTGTAACGGCTTCTCCGTACAGTTTTTTTAATACCTCTTGCATGTTTTTCCTTTCCTTGTGCTTTCCTTGTTGATAGCCATCTCCACAATATCGCGCCCATGGTACGCAATGTAGTGCTTTTCTCTTGGCCATAGCAGCCAGTCCTGCCTCTGCACCGTCTATTTATATTCCGCCGCCTCAGGCGGTAATGGGGCCTCTTCGTTCTCATCATAAACCATTAAATCCTTATAATGGATATCTTGTTTATGACTAAAACCAAAAAAGCCATGGATCTGTTTAACGTCTGGTATCCAAAGACACGTCCTATTTACTAATGTACTTCCCCATCTTCCGCTCTTCCTTGTTCTATCTCTGCAAGCCTTGCTTTGGCCTGCTCCTCTGTTTCGCCTAAATACCAAGTGCGAAACTCCCATTTACTCATAACTCCCTGTTCCACAAGCTGTTGCATTTCTGTAAATTGAGTTGTTCGGTCAACAATAGTACTATCATCAAACTCAAACGTAACATCGTATCGTCCAGGCGGTAACAAACCAAATATGGTTGCAATAGCATCCAATCCGTCCACCAAATTACCTAAGGCCTTTTGTAATGATTTTTGAATATCTGCCACCGTGGAATAGGAGCGTTGCCGCAGTATCTTCAGTTCAGTTGCAGTTCTGGCTGTGTTGCTGGTGTTTGAAATCGTTCCACGAGCCAAACCACATAAATCCTCAATACGCACAAGCATTTCATTTAATCCCGCAAGGTAGGATTGATCTCGCAAAGCCGGTGCGTATACACTATATAAATCACTATCTCCCGCATCTAAATCAAGAGCACGAAATAACCGACGATTTAAAGAAGGCATTTTCATGTCGCCATTTTCCAAAAGTAAGGCATCAACGCTGGCATCAACCGCCAATTCCCCACCTTCATATTCCCATATTAAACGAGAAAATTGTTTATCCGCCTCCTGAATTAGCCCTACACCCCGAGCAAAAACAGATGCACCTAAAGGAGAATAGGGGTCAACCGTATTTGCCATAGGCAGTTTCATGTAAGAAAATAACGGCTTTGTTAGCCCATGGAGGGTCACACTCTCTGATAATCCGGACCAAGCAGGAACTTCCGTCAAAGGCACAGCCTTGCCCAATCCTAAAAATCCACCACCACAAAAAGCATAATTTTTAACTGTTACACCGGATGCATCTAAAACATGTTCTTCTAATCGGCTATACATCCGCCCATTATGTTGTGTCCTGTCCAGAAATACTGCCGAAACCACTTCTCCACGGCTATCCACCGCCAAGGGGAAAAAGCGACTTGCTCTTACATACTCCACCGCTAATCGATTTTTATCCGGATATGGTTTAAATACCACACCACCATCAGCACACGCATATTCGGTCCACTGTCTAATGTCAAACAAAACGTTCTGATAAATCTGATTGTTCATTAAGTCAGCCCGTTTACTACCTGATATGTTAGATTGAAAATCCAACGTTGCTTGACAGGCCAACTCCGCCGCTATGGCCGATGCCAAATTCATGCTCTTAACATCTTGCCCGCACCAAGGGGCCTGATTTCTGTATAACTGGTCCCAAAGCACCATGGCCGCACTCATGGCATCTGAAATTAAAATTTCCCGCCCTAAGGCCCCTTCTATACTTTTTACCATTAAATAATGATTTGCCTCGTAATTCGTCATTGTCCTCTCCTCCTCCAAACTTCCTCTAATGCATAGCGAATTGCATCAATCGAGTGATTATCCCTGTCCGGATATCCACTAATAACCTCTCCTGCCTCTGTGGTTTCATATTGATAATTCATAAATTCTTTAGCTGCGCAAGGGCACCGTGCAGGATCAATTACAATCTCTTTTAAGGAAGATAACCATTTCATAGAGTATGCCACGCTGCCCGGACCCTTCCTGGCGCGACGCACCTGCAGACCCATTTCTCGTAAATCCGCAATAGATTTAGGGCCCTCGCCCCCCGAATCTGCCGTAATTCTGTCCTGCTTGCTCAACCCATGGACTTTCAAACGCTGATAAATTTCCCGATTGGGCATTTTATTCCCACTAATTTCATCAAAAACACAAAGCCGTCCCTCGCCGGCACAATAACTCACTCTGTGAAATCGAAAAGGGTCAGGATACCAGCCCCAGTCAATTCCGTTATATATTCGATCAAAACCCCTAATCTCATCCTCTGTAATGGATCGCAGGGTCAAATTATTAAACACGCTACCCCCTTCATCATTGGGATTGCCCCCGTATTCATGGTCATAAGCTAAGGGATTTATCTCTTTTAAGTGAGCGGCTTCTTCCAAAAATACCTTCCCCAACCAGGAGGGAGGAATATCTAAATAACTACTTTTACATAAAAGTCGCGTTTCCTTGGGCACCTTAATAAATTGATTTGCCCAATTGCCCGTCGTCCGTGGCGGGTTAAAAGATTTAAAAATATATGCCTCATCTCCGCCCCGAATTACCGATTGTTCAATACTTCTTATTTCTTCTTCGCCGCAAAACTGGTCCAATTCCTCAAACCATAAAATGCCGATATACCCAAAGGGTACTTTAATAGATTTTAGCTTAGCCGGGTCATCTGCTCCTCTAAAATAAATTTTTTGTCCCGTAGTCTTATACACAATTTCCATAGGATTCACCCGGCAATCAAAGTCCCTCTCCAGACCCAGTTCGGCAATCGACCATTTCATCTGCGCATATACGCTGTCCCGCAGTGTATCCTTTACGCGCCTGCACAACACCGCATGAAGCATAGGCTTCGATAATAAAAGGTCTAAAATTACCAGACTCACAAAGGTAGATTTCGCACTTCCTCGCCCACCATATAGCACATATTCTGTATGTAAACCTTCCTTAATATCTCGCCAAACTGTCAAATATTTTTCCGTCATCATTCGTGCTGGCATTTCAAAAGGTTGCTCCCTTATATTGCCACCGGTTTCCGCAAGACTGCGCACTTCTTTAATAGCATGTAAATCCCCTGTTTTAGCCTTATCCACTAAAGCCCTTGCAATGGCCATAGCATTATCTGAATCTACTGTTTTATCCGATTCCGACAATGTGGCTTCGGCCGATTCTTCCAGTAGCGTCCGCACATAGTGAGCCATACTATTATTGTCTGCTTCCTGCACATCTTCACCTCCCCCAAAATGACAAAGATATCCTACCACAAAAAAGTTTCCCAAAACGCAAATTGCAAAATTAGTGAGAGAACAATATATTTTCGTTAACAACTGTCGCTTTTTCATTTAAATCTTTCATCTTGCGCAAGTATAAAAAAATGGTCACCAATTGACTCATCATCAATCGGTGACCAACGCCACAACATAATGTTATATAAAATTCTTTTCCTCTATCATTTTCAAAGAAAAACCATGTTAAATCATAATCAGTTTCGTAAACTATGAATGGGAGCAGGAATTCTTCCGCCACGAGCAATAAAGGCAT